GTAAGTATTACGCACCTTCTACGCCGAAAATACCTCTAGGGTCTGATACGCCAAATACGTATCTTTCTCTAGCTTTGTATCTTACGTTTCCAGTATCGAAGTCACCTTCCATTTTAGTTGTGATAGGTGCTCTTTCGAAATACTTCATACCATTTGGTACATCTGTAATGATGTAGAACGCGTCCGTGTCAGTTAAAAAGTTATTAACTCTGTAACCTTGAGGGACCATTCCCATAGATGCGATAGCATTTACATCATTGTCAGCTGTTCCTGTTCTGCCTTGAGATTTCATCAATCTTTCAGCTGTGAATTGTAGTTCACTTGGAACAATCATTTTCACACCTCTAGCAGCAATCTTAAGACCTCTTTCGTCTGTCATTGCAGCAATGTCGATTAACGACTGCTCTAATGAAGTTTCGTTTAAGTCAGCTTGCGTGCTTAAAGTGTTTTTAAATGATCCCGCTATTGTCGTGTGAGCAGTGTTAAATAAAGAAACACCATCACCTGAATCAAAGTTATCCGTTGAAGGAAGACCTTGAATTAACGGGTTAACCGCTTTCACTTGTTTTGTGTTTGCCATCGATCTAGCCAAAGCTTTCGTGTATCTTGAAGCTAGTTTGTCGTAAAGGTTGTCCTCAACTGCTTCCTCAGTGATTGAAAACCCAAGAGCTATTGTCTCGTGAGTGTATCTCGCTGTGAAAGTTTCTTGAGCACTATCGAACGCTACACCAGAACCTTCTGGTTTTGTTTGCGCTTGTCCGAAACCTGACAACATAACTTCTTCTTCAAAAGCTCTGTCAGATGACTCTGTAGTATAAATTTCAGCATGCTGATTTTCATACCTTTTGTATTCCAGGCCGAATAGGGCATTCAATCCTGGCTCTAGTTCTTTAACTAGTTGATTACGTGATATCGCCATAATTTTATCCTCCTATTAGATACCTGCATGTTGCTTGAAGAAGTGTTCGCTTATCACGACTCTCCATACAACATTTGCTGATGTAAGATCATCGTTATCGATGTCTCTACTTACACCAACAATTTTTAATTGTTGAGATGTAGTTCCTAAAGTACTGTCATCTAAAGTTGTTTTAGATATGTAGTTAGGAGTTGCACCCGCTGAGTAAGAGATCTCAGCTGTATTACCAACGTCAGTTTGCGCTGATGCACCAGAATTATTTGATCTGATCTCATAGATCTGGTGTGGATCATCAGTTACAAACGCCACAATATCAGTAGCTGCATTTGAGCCTAATAAGTGGTTTTGAAACGTCGGCTTGCTTGTAGACGAGTTAGTAAAGAAAACACCGTTTAGTGAACCTAAAAGTTGTTCCGTACCAGCTGCAGCTACCGCTGCTGTACCTGAGTTAGCCATTGCAACCACATCTTGGTTGTAAATAGCTGTCGCAGACGCTGCTACTGGATATTCTCCTAATCCACCGGCATCTCTATTCTGACCCGCTTTCTTTAAAGGCTTTATTCCAAAGCCTGTTGATGACGCGTTTGCCATTTTCGTTTCTCCTTAGTTTGTTTACTCGTTGGTTTGAATCGTTAAAAAATTAACTTTTCTTGCCACCGAAGGTTGTACGAGACTGCTTATCAATATTGATAGGCATTCTTCTGTCCTGTTCCTTCATGAGGTCGTTATCTACTGCTTCAACGTTTTCACTAGCTAAGTTAGCGTAGTAAGCTGCACGCTGTTGCGCGATCTCATTTGGTACCCTTGTCAGCACAAGGCCTCCGTGCCCGATAACCCCAGAATATTTGCCTTCCGTGATCACTGGATATTCATCCTCGCCGTATTCGTCTGCTCTAACTAACTCGTACCCGGATCTTAATCTTCCTTGTACATTTTTAGTATCGACGTACCCGAGAACTTCAGTCCTGACCCATCTGTGTCGGAATCCGTCCGGCGCGTTGGGTGTATCTAAGTACGATGGTGGAGTCCAAACTTTTTTTCGTTCTGTTTTCTCTCTTGTTTGGCTCGCACGAGTTGGTTGTTTATTTGTCATATGCCTATACCTCCTTCGTGTTTATCAGTTGTTTCGCATATTCTTCTAGTGGCACACCTAATTTTTTAGCGATTGCTACTTGGCTTGGTGTGAGTTTTACCGATCTGCGACTAGTCTTTGGACTACGCGTTGCAGATGCAACGGTTTGTGTAGGTTTACTTGTCGTCTTCTCCACAGGTTTATCAAATTTATTAGGAAATTCAAGTCTTATTCTTTTGTCTATTTCCTTATAATATTCGTCTGTTTGTGGATCAAAACCTTCCTCTTCAGTTAGTTTTCTATGAAGATCAAAAGCAGTGTATGTCATGGCATTATCTTTGCCAAACCAGTCGTTTTTGGTCGCCCATTCCTCTGCTCTTGGATCAGGTGCCTGCACGGTTGGTTGGTAAGGTTGTGCCGGTTCTTTAGGTTTTTCAGCCGCTACTTTCTTCTCCATCTCTTGTTTGGTTTTAAGTTCAGCAACTTTTGCTTGCTCATAACCTAACTGAGATATTGCAGTTAACGCCTCTACCTCTGCCTTCTTATCATCAGATTCTCTAGCAGCAATTAACTTTTGTTGCGCCGCTAATAAAGAAGATTTGACTCGGCCTTCCATCTCAGCCACATAGTCCGTATCTAAAACGTTCACTTTAGAAGTTAAAGATTTGTTTTCATCTTGTATTCTTCTAGCAAATGCTAAAGCTTCTTCTCTTTGTCTTTCAGCTTCTCGCATTTTTTTAGTTAGTTTAGCAATTCTTTTTTGAACGCCTTCACTATACTTTTCGTGTTCGTCTTTTACTTCTTCCTTCTTCTCTGTCTTTTGTTCTTCACTGTTCTCATCACTTCGAACATCCAACTGCTCATCAGATTTCTCAGATGTATCGTCGGGCTGAACATTGTCTTCAGTATTTGTTTCATTTTGAACCTCAACTGTTTCATTTTCTGGTTTTTTTGCCTCTTCCAATTGTACCTCAGCACCAGGGCCTGATGTATCAATGTCGACTGTTTTTTCTTCAGCTTGCATAGTTTCCTCCTATGGTTGTTAAAATTCGTGGATGATATCTTCTGGGTTATCCACGGTCGCTAGAATCTCATCGTCGTTTAACATTCTAACTTCACCCCCTTCTATCTTTATTCTTGATCCTGCATATCTTGCAAAGATCACCCAGTCTTTTTCCTTGCACCAAGGACCTTCAGGGTATCTTTCTTTGTCTCGGTAGCAATCTGGTCCCATTCTAAGAACGAGTCCACACTGCGATGCAACTTGTTGTTTCTCTAAAGATGTTTCTGCTAATATTAATCCACCTTTAGTTTTTTCATTCATTTTAAAAGGCAGTACTAACATTCTCCAACCCGTAGGTTTAGGAAGCTTTGTAGCTTCTGTTGTTACTGTCTTTTCCGGTTCTTTTTCGTATTTTTCTATGAGTGCATTCCTATGTTTAGGAATCTCTTTTGATGTTGATGATTGTTCCGTCTTTGTCATTTTGCTCCTTTTGTTTTAGCAGGCTAGATATCTCCTGAATAATATATTGATACGTTCGTATCTGTCCTAACATATAGTTATATTTTTCCATATTGTCAACGCCCCCACTAGTCATGGCTGCAACAATATCTTCATATCTTTGTGTTATAAGCTTTCTAAGCTTTCCTATTATTTCCATTCCGTCCATTAGTCTACCCACCTTTCTATAATTTTTATTTTTTCTTCGGCATCTACAATCGTTTGTAGAAGTTTATTCATCTCATCCAAATGTTGTGGATGCTCACCTATGCCTACCGAATTATGCACATAGATGTTTAATGTAGCTACAGATTCTGCGATCTGTGCCTCATACCTTTTTTTGAGTGCCTCTAGCTTTCCTGATTGCATCTTTCCCTTTCTTAAATATTGCAGCGACTTGTCTTTTACCCATAACCTTGGCGCGCTGTTCACCAACAGTTAAAATCTGAATTTTCCTCGCAAACGTCTTATTAACCTTTTTAACCTTCGCGACCGTCCTGCGAGCATCACTTGGAGTCGCAAACTTAATT